AATAATTAATTCTATAAATTAAATATTATTTTTTTGGAAGAGTAATTAATTGAATATTTACTGTTTTTTTATTTTAAACTGTGAAAACAAATAAAAAAACAAAGAAATATTTTTTCATCGACATCGAAATATGTAATAAGCAGTCTTTATTATAACTAAATAACTATTTGTAAAAGAATATAGTTAAAATATAGAGTTTTTTATTTAGTTCGATCAAAGATGTGAAAATAGAGCAGATAACTTAAATCTACTCTAATACGAAAGACACAAATCATTTTATTTTTTGTGACTTTTATAGATAAGTCTATCAACGTATTTTTACGTTGAAGAATATCTTTTACTCTGAATAAGTTTTAAAAATTAAAATATTTAAGACTTTTTTCAATTTTAAATAATAACAAAGGAGAAAAAACATGAGTTTTTTACATGGTGTAGAACTATTGGAGCTCAACGGTGGAGAGCGTCCAATATCAAGCGTTTCAGCCTCTGTCGTTGGTTTAGTAGGAACGGCTCCTATGGGACCTGTCAATACACCAACATTGGTTGCAGGATCTTTAAAAAAAGCTGTAGAAAAATTTGGTAGTAAAAATCTAAGAGTTGTAACTGAAAATCCAGATAATTTTAAGTTTTCAATTCCTGAAGCTTTAGCAGCAATTTTTGAACAAACTGGTGCTATGATAGTAGTTGTTAATGTACATAAAGAAGGTCAAACAGGTGAATCAGCACAGTATGATTCAGAAACAAAATTACCTGAAGGTGCATGTAACATCAAATTAGGAATAGATAACGAAGAATTAAAAGAAAGTACAGATTACAGTATTAATTATAAAACTGGTGAGATAACTTTCGAAGACGAAGCTAATTTAGATACTGCTAATATTAAAATAAGTTACGATATACTTTCTTCTACTTCTCCTACTTTGCTAGCTGATTTAAAAGGTGGTGTTGATGCTAATAGTGGTCAATATACAGGTATTAAAGCTTTACTTGGTTCAGAAACAACTGTTCAACAGACACCAAGAATTTTAATTGCTCCTACTCCAAATACATTTGAACTTAAAGAAAAAGAAGTAATAGCAAATCAGTTAATTGGTGTTGCTGAGCGTTTAAGAGCTATAGTTATTGCTGATGGACCTGGCACAACAAATGAAGCAGCAAAAAAATATCGTCAAAGTTTTGGTAGTGCTCGCCTATATTTAGTTGATCCAGGTGTTAAAGTACTTAAAGTTGATCCTGATACAGGAAAATCTTTTGAAGAAGTAGCATCAGCTGCAACTAGAGTTGCAGGTGTTCTTGTAAAATCTGATAATGAAAGAGGTTGGTGGTGGAGTCCTTCCAATAGAAATATCTTAGGTATTTCAGGAACTCAACGCCCAGTTGATTTCGCTTTAGGAGATCGTCTTTCTAGTGCTAATCAATTGAATGAGAAAAATATTGCGACAATCATTAGCAATAATGGTTATCGTTTATGGGGTAACCATAGTTGTGCAGCTGATCCAAAATGGAGATTCATCAGTGTTCGTCGTACTGCTGATATAATCAATGATTCATTATTGAGAGCACACATGTGGGCAGTTGACCATAACATCACTAAAAATTATATCGAAAGTGTGATGGGAGGAGTTAATAACTATCTACGTTACTTGAAATCTATTGGTGCAATAATAAATGGAACTTGTTGGGCAGATAAAGAACTCAATACTCCTAGCCAAATTATGCAAGGTAAAATCTACTTTGACTTTGATTTCACCCCACCGTATCCTGCAGAACACATTACATTCCGCAGTAGTTTAGTTAATAAATATCTTGAGGAGATCTTCTAATGATACCTAAAATTCTAAAAAACTTTAATTTATTTATCGACAGTGTTAGTCATGCTGGAAAAGTTGACGAGATCGTTTTACCTAAGTTAACTTTAAAACTTGAAGAACATCGAGCTGGTGGAATGGATACTCCAATACAACTTGATATGGGTATGGAAAAACTTGAGTGTGATTTTACTTTAAGTGAATATGACAAGCCTGTAATTAATCAATTTGGTTTATACAAGGCTACTGATGCTGCTCAGCGTAAATTGCAATTCAAAGGTGGTTTGACTGCTGAAGATGCAGTTTCTCCAGTTGTTGTTGACATTACTGGCGCTTGGAAAGAAGTAGATTTTGGTACTTGGAAAGCCGGAGACAAAACACCATTAAAAGTTAGTGTTGCTGTTCGTTATTACAAGTTAACCATTGATGGCGAACCTTTAGTTGAAATTGATGTAGTTAACATGACACGTTTAATTGCTGGTGTTGATCAATTAGAAGCATTAAGAGGCGCTATTGGCTTATAATCAAATTAGAGTTATAATATAAGCTAAAATACCTTAATATAATAAAAATAGTCACCTACTAAATTTTTTTAGGGGTGACTTTACTGTAAAGGAGAATAAAAAAAATGCAAACGATAGAATTACAATATCCAATTAATATTGATGGTCAAAAAGTTACGAATATTTCGCTACGTCGACCTAAAGTTCTAGATCGTTTATTATCAGAAAAATCGAGTGGTACTGAAGCTGAGAAAGAAGTCAGATTTATTGCAAATTTATGTGGAATGGCTCCGGATCAAATTGAACAATTAGATATGTCTGATTATGTAAGAGTACAGGAAGCTTTAGCTAATTTTTTATCCTAGATCCCAGTACATTGCGTGAAGCTGTGTTTGTATTAGGTCAAAGTACAAGCTGGGGTTTAAATGAGTTATTGTCATTAGAAGAAGATGATTTGATCAATTGGTTAGAAGTAGCAAAACGCATAGATCAAAATAGAGAACACAATTAATAGCACATTATTTTGGTGATTATATTAGGATAATTGGAATGGAAAAAGGATTGGTGTTGTTAAATAATAAATCAACACGTTATTTTCATTTGATTGGTAGGTTTACTTTAAAACCTGTCCACAGGTCAATAAGCCGGTCAAAATTATTTTACCGTTTACTGTATAAAGTTATAAGTTTTCCTAATTTTGTTTTGG